TTCTCATCAATGGATTCTGCCAGACTTGAAGGCTATAGTGTGGCTTATGCAATTCTTGATGAATGCCACGGCTATGAAGACAACACTGTATATGCAGCATTAAAGACTGGTACAGGTGCTCGTATAAATCCTATGATATTCTTAATTTCAACGGCAGGCAATAAGAACAATGGCTTCTTAAATGAGTATTTACAAAGACAAAAAAAGATACTTGATGAAACTATAGAGGACGATTCTGTTCTCGCAATGATATATGAAATTGACGAGCATGATGATATTGGAGATACTGCTAACTGGTATAAAAGCAACCCAAGTCTTGACTACATAATTTCTATGGATGATTTGGTTCGTTCATACAATTCTGCAAAATTCTCGTTTGCGGACCAATTCTTTTTTATTACGAAACACCTGAACATATTCTATGACACTCCAGATGTTTGGATACCAGAAGAACATATATTACCATTATTCTCAGATTTCGATGAATCAGAGATGTTAGGAAGAGACGCATACATTGGAATGGACTTGTCTCGTAATACTGACTTGTCATCAATTGTTCTATTCATACCAGGCAAAGAAGAATCATATGTAATTCCATACTTTTGGATGGCAAATATGCCAGGAAATACCATACGTAAATCCGGAAAGGATCTTTCAAACTACATATTTGATGGATATGTAACGAAATGCAACTCTAAAACAATTGATTTAGACCTCATATATGAAAAAATAATAGAATTATCCACTCGTTTTAACATAGTTTCTATTCAATATGACCCATATAATTCACCCGTATTGGTTTCAAGATTAAAAGAATATGGACTAAATTGTGAAAAGTTCCAACAATCTGCTTCCAGATTTAATGCACCTCTTAAAATGTTAGAGGAAATGATATACAATAAGCAAATAAAAATGAAAAATCCGGTTCTTTTATGGAACTTTTCAAACATTGTATTGTATGTAGACGGTAATGCGAATATTAAAATTGTTAAAAATAAACAAAATGATAGCGTAGATGGATGCGTAGCATTGGCAATGGCAGTAGGAGGATGGCTAATAGGACAGTTTGGAGAAGAACTTTTAGGTATTCAACAATATATAGATGCTTATCGAGACACCTCTATTTAAAGTAATAAATATATAATAAAATAATATCCCATTCATGGCATTCAATAATTTCGTTTCTGGAATCAAATCATTATGGAATGGAACATACGATGACTTTAGAGATATCGTTATTCCTTCTATAACAGGCGCCACTTCGGCTCCCTTTGATTTATCAAACGCAGATAAAATATCTGTAGTTTATACCTGTATAAACACCTTGGCATCAACATTATCAAGAATGCCGCTTAACATATATTCAGATGAAGGTGAAGGAAGAACAGTTGACAAGGAGGATTATCGTTATCCTATATTGCATTATCAACCAAACTCCTGGACGTCACAACAAACCTTTTTCTCAACGCTAGAATATTGGAGAAACATTAGAGGAAACTCATTTGCACGAATTTATAGAGATAAATCCGGTAAAGTAGTTTCCCTAGTTATTATACCACCAAGCAATGTCATACACTATGAAATACAAAATGGCGAACTATATTACGCCATAATTAATGACAAAGATGAAACAGAAATCGTATCTGCAAGCGAAATACTCCATTTCAAAGGCCTTTCAAGAGATGGTATATGGGGCATGAATCCAATAGAAGCATTAAGACAACATCTAAGTTCCTCATATCAAGGCCTTCAAACAATAGATTCTTTCTACAAGAATCACGCTATGGTTCCCAAAGCCCTTAAAAGTACAATATCTGGAGCCAATCAGAAGGCAATGATTGAAGCGTTGGAGGAATTCAACCGAAAATACGCCGGCGCGACTAAGGCNNTAAGGCCGGATCTCTCGCCACACTTCCACCAAATACAGATGTTGTTGACATGGGCATGAATATTGTCGATGTTGACTTCATCAATACTCTTAAGTTTAATGCCACACAGATTGCCGCTCTTTACGGAGTGCCGGCTCATATGTGCGGAATTTTGGAGCAAACCAAATTTGCATCAGTAGAAGTAACACTTTTGGACTTTAAAGCATCAACACTTGCTGCGATAGGACGTATGTATCGTCAAGAGCTTGAAGCGAAGCTTTTAACCACTGCAGAAAGAATAGGCGGGATGTCAATTGAATTTAATTGGAATGCTCTTGTGGAAGTCGATTCAGTTAGCCGTATCAATAATCTTAAAACTCTTCAAGGTATGGGAGTAGTTACGGCAAACGATGTTGCCAAATTAGAAGGATTTGCCACATATGAAGGAGGAGATGTTCATATAGTTCCTTCAAACTATATGCCAATGGAGCAATTAGGCAAGAAAACATCTTCGAATGTTAATTAACAATTAAATAACATTCAATCTAAATAAAAATTATAGGTCTTTAATATAAAAAATAAACTATGGCAACATACAAGGTTTATATCACCCAGAATATATCACAACCTGAGAAGGCATATGTAGGCATGACAAAAAAAGAAGGAGAAAAATTAGAAAAATATTTTGGCTCTGACAAAGATCTTATCAAAGACACAAAAACACTCGGCACAAAAAATTTTTGCAAAACTATTTTAGGCACGTTTGACAATTGGCAAGAGTGTCATTATTGGGAAGGTTTTTATGTAAGAACATTAAAGACACATACAAGCCATGGCGGATATAATAAAACATGGGATGGGGGGAATTATATTATAAACAAAACTCCCCCAAATCTAGGTCGTAAAATGTCTGAAGAATCAAAAAACAAAATAAGAATAAGTATAAGTGGCACGCACCTTCCCGAAGAACAAAAACAGAAAATCTCACTGTCACTAAAAGGCCGAAAAAGAGATCCGGAAATAGGAAAAAAAATAAGTAAATCAAAGACTGGCACAAAAATGTCAGAAGAAGCCAGAATAAAAAACAGAAGCTGGAAAAGACCACCACAATCTTTTGGAAATATAGATAAAAGTGTATGTCCCCATTGCCACCGCCCTTTTAACAAAGGTAATTATAGACGATGGCATGGCGATAATTGCAAAAAAAATATTAAGAATAAATAGAAAAATAACTCTTTATTAATGAAGAAAATAGTTAGAAATGTAGTACCAGAACCAACATCTTTCAGAGCATTGGAAGAAAATGGCGAAAGATATTTGGAAGGATACGCATCAATTTTTAATCAAAGATCAAAACCAATTTTTGAAAACAATAGACTTTTTTACGAAGTAATAAGCCGCTCTGCTTTCGATGAAGTGTTACAAAGAGAAGATTTGAATGTTGTCTTGACTTTTAATCACGAACGTGATAAATTTCTTGCCCGCACCAAATCAGGAACTTTGGAACTTTCAACCGATGAGATCGGATTGCGCTTCCGTGCAAGAGTACCTAATACAACCTTAGGAAATGATGTATATGAATTAGTTTCTAGAGGAGACATCTTCGAATGTAGTTTCGCTTTTATAGTTCGAAAAGGCGACGACGATTGGACAAAGGATGAAGAAGGAAATAATATCCGAACAATTAACAGAATTACAAAACTTTATGATGTTTCTGTTGTAGTCGATGGAGCCTATGCAAATACAGATGTATATGCAAGAGACAATGAGGAAGAAGTTGAAGAAAATCTTGAGCCTCAACCTGGAGACGACAAAGAAGAATTCATTTCAAAATGTATAAAGTATGTAATGGATTCTGGTGAAACAGACGATAATAAACAAGCCTTCGCTATCTGCATGTCTAAATGGGAAGAAAAACAAGAACAAATTACAAAAGAACAAGAAGAACAGGTAGAACAAAATTCCCAGAAAGAAGAACTTGAAAGAATGCGAAGACATTTACAAATCCTAAAATTAAAAATTTAAAAAAATTTAACAAAATGAAAAAGATAATTGATCTTAAAACAGAACGTTCCGAAATCATAGCTAAAATGGAGACACTTGCTAACACCGAGAGTCTTACAGAAGAAATGAGATCAGAGTGGAACGGCCACGATAGCCGCGTCAAAGCTATCGATGATGAAATAGCTCTTTTAGAGAGACAAGATGAACTAAACAAAACTAATGTAAAAAAGATGGAAGAAACCACAGAAATCAGAAAAGATGAACAGCCACTAGCAATCCAATTTAGAGATTGGCTTAAGGACGCTGTCGACGGAAAGGCTCCTCTCTCTTTCAGAGCAGATCCAATCCTTACAAGCACACAATCCGGAATAATCAACAA